ATAATATCGCCTTTAACTTTCTTTAATTCATTAGATAATGTTTTATTATATTTTTCCAATTCAGATAGTTTATTAACAACTAAATTATCTTTAGAAAATTCCCACGCTTTCAACTTCTTATTGAATTTAACAGTAATACTATCTGTCATAGCAGAAATATTCTGTTCGTTTATTTTTTGTTGAAATTTATTATCAGCTCTTTCTTTTTTAAGTGTTGATAATGTTTGAAATAGGAATACTGTTAGTAAAACAACTAAAGCAAACAATAAAAACCCGTAATACTTTTTAATGAACGTAATTATCTCTGTCATAATAAATATTTTTTTATTTTATATAAAATTTTTGTGGTTAAGTTTAATAATTAAATTATACTAAACGTGAAGTATTGACTGGTTTTACACTCTGAGGACCAGTTGGTTTATTTATATCTTCTATAAATGGCTTTGGCTTAATTTCTTGTTTAAGATAAAAACAATTGTTTAATTGACCATAATGAAATGTTCCTCCACCGAAATTACCACTAAAATCACCACCATAAAATTCACCACCATTCCAATAAGTGTTTATATATTTTGTTACAGAAACCCATACTTTATCACCAGTTATTGGTGGTGTAGTAGTAGTAAATATATTACCTGTAGTAGGTGGAGAATAAAATCCAGTTGAGCCAGAATACCACCATTTAAATGCTGAAAATTCACAACTAGAATTAGCAACATATTGTCTATTTGTATCAGGAAGAATATATTCAGTAATCGTTATACCAGTCATTTTTTATTTTTATTTTTATTTAGCAGCCTAAATAATTACCACTGCAACTTGTACCATAACTTTTACCACGGGTAGGTAAACTACATACAATATCAACTGAACCAATATTTACAGACGCATTATTAATCGTTACCATACAATCACCATTTTGGCCATTCCTACCATTACTACAATTTATATTAGATACTGTAAATACCACATCTGAAATATTTGAAATATTATGTATAGTGTATTCAATATCATTTCTATACATACTATCGTATTGTGGTATTGGATAATTTCCACCACTAACTGATGTTTGAATGCTGTCAACTTGTTGCCAATTTACACCACCATTAATAGAAACTTCTAAAGTTGTTGTTGCATAATTTTGATCTTGTCCATCAGTTCCATTATTATCGCAACTTGCTGATATTGAATACTTAAATGTTATAGAATATACTTTTCCAGAACTATTTGTTGCTGATAAGACACCACTAGAATTAAAATATAGTTCAGATAAATCTGAATTTGTTGTACTTGTAGTTGTGGTTGTTCCAGGTGGTGGTGCTGGTTGAACTGTTATTGGATCTGACTCTATAGTAGTACTAGGCATAGATGAATTAAAAATACCATCATTCCAATATCCATCACTCCAATAACCAGAACTATTAAAAGTCATAGTACCTTCAGTATAAACTCCATAATCCCATTTAACATTATATGAATTACAATTTGTAAAATTACCATTATGTATATTTGATCTATCAAATGTGCTCTTCTTAAATGTACCATTATGTATTGTTATTCCTGTTGAACCTGATGTAGAACCAGATATATTTAGATACAAACCATTGTATATATCACCAGAAAAAAATGTTGCAGTATCATAAGTTCCATTATAAAATTTACCACCATATACAATCAAATTTGTACCATTCATATTAACAATTTTACCATCGTATATAATTGTATTTGAAAAATTACCACCATTAACTTCGTGAAAAGTTAAGCCAGTACAATTAGAAATTGTACCACCATTAAAAGAACCTCCACTAATAGTTGCATTACTCATTTCCCCATTATTAAATGTGCCACCACTAAATGTTCCACCACTAAATATACCATTATTAAATGTTCCACTTTTGAAAGTACAACCAAGGAAATATCCATCACGAACTAAGCCGTGATTCCAAGTAATTCCGCTAAATAATCCACCATTAGCAACACCAGTAATCCACACTGAAGGTTTTCTAAATGTGCCACCATTAAAAGTTCCACCTGACCAAAATAGAAATGGAAAAACACCACCATTCCAAACGCCAGTAGTCCAAACAGTATTAAAAGTTCCACCATTCCATTGCCCATTTTTCCATGTACAACCAGAATGTATCACACAATCAAAAAACTGACCGCCATTTATAGTATAACCAGAAAAAATAGTACAACCACTAAAATATCCATCATTAATATAATTATTATTACTTTGTGATAAAAATGTAGTATGAAGAAATCTTCCATTTTCAGCATTACAATTATATAAAATACGACCATCAACTAAATTATCACTTTCTTGAACAATATTATAATAACTATTATTAGTTGATAAAATTGTAGATGTCTGAGAAGTATTACCAGAAAACTTAGAATCGTAATTTTCAGTTGATTTTATAGTTTTTATATTAGCATATTTGTCCTCAAATGTGACATTAAATATTTTACAGTACTTTAAAACTCCTTGAGTTATTCTCATTTTTATAATTATTTTTCATTCTTATATATAAAAATTTTCATTACCAGAATTAAAAATATTTATATATACAATATGGAAGTTGAAGAAAGAAAAAATGTATTAAAAACAGCACTTATAAACTCTTTTGTTGATGATTATTCAGCATATAAGAACACTATAGAATTTATAAACAAGGATTTAAGTGGTTCAAGTATCGCATTTCAATATTCGTATGATGAATTTTGTGTTGAATTTTTAAATGAAACTTTAATAAATCTTGAAGATATAGATATATTCACTGTTGAGCAATACAATCAATTTTATATTAACTTTTGGCAATTTAATCTATATAACCTCCAATGTATGTTAAATAGAAAACTTAATACCTTAGGTTATAAATATGAAGATTTTTATAAAACATCAAACATTAAAGAAAAAATTAATAAAAAATATTTAAACTAATGAAAATAAAAAAGATGACTAATTTTCTAAAATTTTTTTTAGGAAGTAGTATTATAGGTATAACTCTTTGCCCATTTGGCGTTTATATTATAGAAAAATATATAGCTGATTTATATATAATAAATCATGAATCAATTCATTGGAAACAACAAGTAGAAATGTTAGTTATACCTTTTTATATATTTTACATATTAGAATATATTGTTAAACTATTCATATACGGTGGTGATGCTTATAGAAATTTATCATTTGAAAGAGAAGCTTACGCAAATGATCACAATTTAGAATATTTGAAAATTAGAAGGAATTATGCTTGGGTTAAATACATTTTTAGTAAATAATTTATTTAGAATCATTAAAAATAATTAAACTTATTATATATTCGAGAGTATATATAGTACACAAAATGTTTTAAGGCTTAACGGTTTTAGAATGTTTTCAAGGCTTAAAAGGCTTATTAAAAAAAATTAAAGGCAATGAAAGAAATTGAAAATGTCGATATATTCGACAGCATTGATGCGCAAAGCGAAACCCTAGGGTTCTTAGAAAAAAAGGCTGGATCAATGGATGGTATCTACCGTCCAAAAATAGCTGACAAAAAGAAAGGTTATGTTGCAACTGTCAGATTCCTCCCAAATCTTTCCAGAGACGGAAAAGTATTACCAGCAGCAATTGAAAAACACCAACACTACGTTGATTTTAAAAATCATCCAGAATTAGCAGGTTATTATGACTGTGCTAAAAATCTTACAGACAAATGTGATATGTGTACAATGTATTGGAAATTACATAACTCAAAAAATGCAACTGAGGTTGAAAAAGCTGAGTTGATTAGTAGAAGTACAAAATATTACTCATACATTCTTGTTGTAGAAGATGAACAAAATCGTGATCTTGAAGGTAAAGTTATGATTTATCCTTATGGATATAAAATCAAAGAAAAAATCAAAGACCAAAAAGATGGCATTTCAGGTGATCCTTGTAATGTATTTGACTTGGCTAATGGTAAAAACTTTAAACTTGTCATGAAACAATTGGGTGAATTTCCTAACTATGATTCAAGTACATTTATGGATGTATCTCCTATTATGGTTCAAGGTAGAAAAGTTCCTGTTGAAGTTGATGAAAAAACTGGCAAAAACAAAATCACTAATGCGAAAGCAAAGAAAATGATTACTGATATGCTAATGGAAAGAACTGTAAACTTAGAAGATCATGTTGCAAAAGAATGGACATCTGAAGACAGATATAAAGTTACACAAATACTTGAAATTCTTTCTGGTAACGATGTACATGTTGCACAAAGAACAGCTTCTAAACCAGATTCTGGACTCTCAACAAAAGAGCCTGATGATGAAGCTACATTTGGAGAAAATGATGACGCTGGGGATTTCTTTGAAATTGAGGATAATGACTGATTATCAGTCATTTACAAATCTGTGTAATTTTTATTAATTACGAAATTAAAATTGAAGCCATTATTTATAGTGGCTTCTTTTTTGATTCATTTTGTTCTGAAACAAAAACTTTACAAGAATATCGTATTATAATAAATAAAAAAATATTATGAGAGAAGGAAGAGAAGTTTGTTGTGATTCAGAAACGCCAACATCACCATATGGTGGTTCATGTTGTAATTCAGAAAAATGTGATGAGGTTGGAAAAATTAGAGAAATTAGTATTAAACAAGTAAATTATGGTTATATTGTAAATGTTGGTTGTCACACATTTGCTATTGAATCTGTTGCAAAACTTAGTGAAATGTTAAATAAATATTTATTACAACCTAATGTTACAGAGAAGTTATGGTATGATGGAACATTATTTAAGCAATAAAAAAAAGAAGTCGTTTGACTTCTTTTTTTTATTTTAAAAAAATTATAACTCCATATAATATATGGAGTTATAATTTATATATTAAACTACTATTATAACGTTGTTGTTGTAGTTGTAGTTGGAGCTTCTGTTGTTGTAGTTGTAGTTGGAGCCTCTGTAGTTGTAGTTGTAGTTGGAGCTTCAGTTGTGGTTGTAGTAGTTGCACTTCTAGGTGTAGTTGTAGTTGTAGTTGTAGGACCAACATAATCATATATACTTGTCACACCAGTTAACAAAACTGTACTACCTGACATATATCTAAAATAAACATAAACATCATTCATAACTAAATCTGATGTTCCTGGAACAACCTGATCTGCAATATTAGTAATATTTGTTATTTCTAAATGAGTATATGCTGTTACATCAGTTCCTGGAGGTGGAATTCCATATGATTCTAATGCGGTTGCCTCATCAGTGTGTCCTGAATACCCTACACTCCAATATCCAGCTGCAAATTCTGGAACAACGCTATGAAAAGCGTCTTGAATATTTTGTTTTCTTCTCATGATTTATTAAATTATTTTTTTAAATTACTTTATTATTTAAACTGGAATTAATTCTTCACCATAGGTAAATGATATTTTTTTATCGCCATGAAATGCATAATAAACATAAAAATCATTTATATCACCTGGAAATGTAGTAATTTCATCAAATACAACCTCTCCTGATTCTAATTCAGATTCTTTGCCATCGTGTTTAAAAACGTCTCTGATATTTTTTCTAGTTTTCATAATTGTACAATTTGTTTTTATCTATATATTAATAAAAAAATCTGGTTTTTTTTACACTACTATATTTTTAATTTAGTTTTTTAATATATATAAATAATAAATTATGAAATTTCTGCTTTCTTACAAATTATTTGAAAAAAGTTCACTTATTAATATAGGTGTACCTAAATATGTTATGAAATTAATTCAAAGAAATTATTCAATTTCTGATGATGCACAATGGGGTCAACTAACATATAAGAAAGATATTACAACTCTTTTACGTAATCAAAAAAATAATTTAGTTATTTCAGTATGTGAGAATAAAATAAATATTTTATTCTCTTATAACAAAGAGTATTACACTGAAAATTATTCTTTAAAATCAGATGATTTTGGTGTTGAACAATGGATAAAAAGTGATAGAACAATAACAAATTTAACTGATGCTGTTAAGGAAATTGGAAGAAGTTGTAAATCATATCAATTAATATCTGGTACTTGGCTACACGAATTTTCAAAAGTTAGAAAAATTAGAAAAGCAGAAAAAGATTTTGATTCAGTCACAAACAATTTCAAAAAAGATTTTGCAGAAAATTTTACAAATATTGTAAAACGATTATACGGCAGAAAAGCAAATGTGATTACTGATATTATTGTTAGTCATTTAGCAAATGTTAAAAATAATTTATCTGATGAAAAAATTCGTGAAATATTATTTCTAAATATTGATAGAGCCAGAGAAATTGACATTCTAAAAAAGAAACAAAAAGCAAAAGATCCATATAAACTTTATAATGATATTGTTAGAGCAGATTCTTTGACAATATTTAATGAATATTTGATAAGATTTGAAGATGAATACTCTGATAAATATAAAGAATACTTAAATGTACCGATAATGATTGAAAAATTTAGTCGTGATAAGGTTATGACAGCATTTATGATTTATTTATATACAGGAAAATTAATGGAATTATGAAATATTTGAAATCGTTTGAAAAATATAATAATTATAAAGTAGGAGATTATGTTGAGTTATCAGAATATATTTCAAGAGAAAAAGAAATATGTAAATTTGCTAAGATTATAGATATAGAAGAAGAAGATTGTGATGTTGAAACAATAGATGGTGAAAAAGAAGTTATTACACTTCAGAATATTAAAAGAAAATTAACACCAGAAGAAATTGATAATTTTCCAGAAGAATATAAAATATTACAAAAACTAAAAAAATTTAATATATGAATCACGTTAAAAATATAGAACTATTTGAAGCCAGGAATTTCAAAGATTGTACTAAGTATAATAAGTATTTATCAATAAAATATTATGATGATACAATTTTACCAAGTCCTGGTATTAAAAGAAAAAATGAAGTATCAATATTTAGTGAATCTAATCAAATCACAATAACAATTAAATATGAATATACTATAAGTAATGTTGCACTATTAAAACTTTGTAAAGATTTTGAACATTTAAAAACTAATGGAAATGTAACATTCAAAGTATATCCAGCAAAAAGTGCAGTTGTATTTGAAGCTTATAATGTACCTATAAGTTATTTTGACCAAATTGACATGGAAATAGCATCAAAAAAATATAATATATGAATCACGTTAAAGAAATAGAATTATTTGAGAGAAGAAATTTAAAAGATTATTTGAAATATCGTCCTTTTATAAAAGAAAGATTAGATGCTTTCGATGTAGAAATATTTGACACTTCTGGTATTATTCAATTAGTTATAACTATAAATCCAAATCCAGATTCAATACCAAAAGAAAGACTTCTAGACATATTTGATTATTTTATGGATTATGATTTGAAAATTTTTATAAAATGTAACTATATTAGACTTGAAGTTATAGTTGATAATAAATTTTTTACTCCGTTTGATATTGAAATAACATCAAAAAAATATAATATATAGAATATATGAAACACTTAAAGACATTTGAAGCAATTTCGCCAGAAGAAAGGAAGAAAAAAGAAGAAGATGCTGTAGAAACTTTCGCAGAATTATTAGAAGAAAATCCTTTAAGCAAGGATCATGATTTTTATATGTTTTTAGCCAGAGAGTCTTTTAAAGAAGCTGAAGGAGGATTGTATAAAAAAACATTAGAAATAGAAAATATGGTCAGAATGACACCAGATATTCAAAGTCTTATGTCAAGTAAAGGTTTAGAAATGAGAGCAATGTATCAAAACGATTGTAAACTTTATCATATTTGGCTTCCACAAGAATTTAGAGAAGAAGTTGAAGGTCAAGGTGGTGGTTTAGATCCTTGGATAGTAGATTTAATAGATAAATATAAAATGAGGGGTGATGGTGATGGTCATGGCAGAAAAGTTTATAAAGATGTTCTTGATAGAAAAAAATTCAGAGACAAATTTAACATCTAATCCTTTTTTATTCAATTTTTATTCCGTATATTTGTAGTCTTAAATATATAAGACTATGACAGAATATAATGAAACTTTTGATGTTGTTCTTTATTTCAAACGTAGAATTTTTGTAACACCCAAAGAACCAGTGTTTGGTGATATTAAAAAAGAAAATCCAAATTTAAACACTGATGGTATTCTTGATCTTTATTCTGAACTCAACAGAAAATATAAAGAAGATATTGAAAAATATGAAAAACTTGAAAATAAAGATCTTATAGTAACAGGATGTGTTCTTATTCCTGAAGATAATGATTTTGTCAAAAATTGCAAGAAAAATGAAAATGATGGATTTTTTGTTGAATGGGATAAAAAATCACAAAAAATAATCATAGATACTATTAATAAAATTTATTTAAATAAATGACAGATTTAAATTACATAGAAAAATTCAAAGAAAATTATGGTGATGATATTTATAATGATACTGAAAAATCATCACAAATTTTTAATAAAAGGGTTCAATTAAAAAGTAATGACTCTTTTGTTGGAACTGTTGTAAATTTATGGCTACCAGCAAATATAAAATATTACAGGAAAAGTGATTTATGGTTAATAAATTGGGATAATGGAAATAGTGGAATAGTGGAAGAAAAAGACATAATAATTATACTATGAGAAAAATGACAAGATGGGGAGTTGGTCCAAAATTTGGAATATTAACAGCATTATATTCGTTAATAGTTTATTTAATTCACAACAATTTTTGTCCTTCATTTGAATATTTAGGACTCAAAACTGTTGGTGTAATTTTAATTTTGGTTGGTTTTTGTGTATTCATTTATCCTGCCGTGACAATTGATAAATATTTTAATGAGGGTAGGCTCAGAACAAAAGGACTTTATGCTTATTGTAGGCATCCTATTTATGCTTCTTGGATTCTTATTATTATACCAGGCATTGTTCTTTATTGGGGAGCAATTCTTGGACTCACAATTCCAATTGTAGGATATTTTATTTTCAAACGATATATTCATGTTGAGGAAGATTATCTATTGAAGATGTTTGGTTTAGAATATAGAAATTATATTGATAGAGTAAACGCAGTATTTCCAAAACTATTTTAAAAACATAAGATGAAAAAATTCTTCTCACTTGAGTATTTTTATGAATTAAAAACACTTTTTATTTTAGAATCAATAATATTACTTCTATTATATGGATTATTGAACACCCCTCCAAATGATAAGTTTTTAGAACCATACAGCTTATTTAATATTTGGGCATTAGTGGTTTCAATTGTAATCTGGGTGTTAAGCAGTTTGATAGATCCAAAAAAATATTTTAATTTTTTCACTCTACTTTCAACTGGTTCATTTATGTACGGTTGCTTTTGGTTTCTATTTGAAATTATGTCAACTTTACCACTTTACTAATGTACCACGACACAATTCATATTAAATTCAAGTATTGGAAAGCAGATGATGTTGATTTTGATTACAGTTTTTTAATATCAAGAAATAAAGAAATTTATGATAATAAAAAATTAGCATATCAAAATAAATTTTCACCTACTAATTATGGTGCTCTTTTAGAAAAATTCAATGATATTGGATTTAATTTAAAATATTTAAAATTCAATGATTTAGACTTAAATTCAGATATATTTTGCACATACAATTATCAACAAAATTTTGATATTTTTTTTACAGCATACAAAAAACTTATTCATAAAAAAAGTTTTAGTCTTGATATTCAATATGGAAATATTGTAAATGGAATATTTGTTCAAAATAATATGACCACTTTTTGTAGTGTTTCATTTATAGATATTGTTAAAACCAAATTGTCAATATTTGGTGATGATTTTAAAAATCCAACAGATATAATTAAAGATAAAACATTTTTTAAGACAAGAGAGGTATATCAGATTATTGATAAAGATGGTAAATCAATAGCAAATGAAATAACAGATTCTGATTCAAACTTTGAACAGCATTTCTTTGAAAAATATGAGGTTAAAGTTGCACTCAGGAAATATAAACTGACAAAACTAAATAAACTGATGCAATTTGAAGAAGATTAGTGCCCTCTTTCGTGCTTGTATTTCTCAAAATCAAAAACAAAAAATTCCCGCCCCTTAATTGTTTTGAAATCACCATATTTAATAATAGAATTTAAAACAGAACCTCTCATTCTATCTTTATCAGTACCAAATAATTTCTTAGCAACATCAACATCACCAACACTTAAATATTGAAAATCTTGATCAGTAATTATTGGTGATTTTAATATCCAAGTTATATCATCATCGTCTTTTTTCTCTAATAATTTATTAATATTTACTCTTATTTGGTAAGAGCCCTTTTGCTTTGGTGCATATCTTAGTTCAGACTCATAAATATATCGTTCAACTAAGCTTTCTCTTGTGATCATTAGGCATCTAATATCTAAGGTTCCTGCTATAGGGTAAGCAAAAAGAAAATGTGAAACATCAGAAAATGCAGCATTTAATAATGCAGATGATTCATCTATTCCAAGTTTTTTTAATATTACATTTAATGATTTTGTTTTTAGACTTTTACTTGGATTTAATGTGTAAAAATTCATAATATCTTTCTTAATATTACCTAAAACTGGTCTTTCACTATTATTATCTAAAAATTTAACACTTATTTTTAAATTTGGGGCATTATTTAATATAACATCATATTTTGAAGACTTTGAATCAGAAATCTCACCATCATACAATCCAGCAACTAAACCTTCAAAACTATCACCTCTAATAGTCTTTGATTTAATAAGACTTTTTAGATAATTATACATTCTAACTTTATTAGAAGGTTTCATTAAATTAAAATCAATATCTTCACCCAAAACTGGTTGAATAAAATTACTTGGATGATTTGGATCGGTAGAATATTTAACCTCACTTCCTACAATTCTTTGAATAATTTCAGTGGCATCATCTTTATTAATAGGTATAGCACCATAAGTTCTTAATATTTGACGAATTTTATTGTTAAATAACGCAGTACTAGTGTCATATTTAATCTTTTCAAGTATCTGATTTGTGAATTGTAGATAGGTTTTCAATAAAAATATTTTTTCTTTATATATTAAATATTTTTAATCAAATTTTGAAAATGCTTATTGAAAATTGTTTCAACCTTCTCTTGATACGATTTTGGAAATATTATTGAATCATGGACAGTGAACAATATAATATCTGGATAAGTTTCGTAAATCTCTTTAATCACTTTATTAAATATAAATTCACTTTCCATCTTCTGCAATTCATGTGACAATTCCTTATAATTCTTTCTTGTCTCCTTAAACTCTAAAATATATTCATAAACAGATGGATATAAATCCTTAAAAATTTTATTTACTTTTTTACTACCTTTTGTATTATCACCAAACAAAACTTTATAAATCATTTCTTTAGCCTCATTTCTATGTTTTAAAGGAGAATTATGATTTATATCGTCATATAATAAGCCTGATTTAACAAGATCAAAATATTTTCTTGTATCACCATTTATATGAGTCAATTGTTTTTTCAATATAACCGCAAAAAATAAAGGCTGTGAATTGCTTATATCAACCTCAGCAATCATCTCATTATTAATAGTTAAGAATTTATTTCTAATTTCCTTCTTTAGAATAGTGAAATTTGTATGAAATCTACCAAAATCATCAAAATTGAAATAAATAGTTTTATTGTGTATATTTTCAATAGACATTAAATTTCTCTGATATTTTGGTTCATCTATTTTATCTTCGTCTTTTAATTCTTTTAGATAATTAAGAGAATTTTTATAATCAATTTTTATCTTGTTCAATGATTCAATTAATCGTACTCTAATTTCTGGTGAAATTGTACTCTTATTCATCTCAGTAATAGAAGTTTCGTATCTATTATTTTGTTTTTTTATCAAAAATTTATCATAGTTTTTATATCTATCCACATCATAAACACACTTGGTAGATAATTTATAAGAATTTGTCTTTTTACCAACATAATATTTAGATACTAATGTCATAAAATCATTATCACATAGATATTCTATGTAATAATTGTAATGTTCACCATATTTTTTTCGGAGAATAAGAGATGATAAATTAAATTTAATTTCAGTATTTACACTGAAGTAATATTTAATTAAAAGTTCGTGAATAATACTGATTAAGTATGAACTTTTTAAATTAACATTTTTATAAGTAACGGTTTTTTGTTGTGTGAGATATTGGAAATCTTTTGATATGAAATGTAATAAATAATCTTCGTTTGCTTGAATAACCACAGATAAATCTTTTTCTTAATATATGAAAAATTATCAGGTTTGTTTGTCCAAATTCAAGAAATACTCCAATTCTTTTTTAGTGTCAACATGAGTAATTTCATCTATACCCTCTTCTTTTTCTGGCTCTTCATAGTTTTTTATAAAACTATTCAAAACAGAATCTGGTATATCTTTTTCTCTATTTAGTTTAGATAATTCTAAATCTCTTTTTCTATTTATAGCAATAATTGTATCTTCCATGCCTTTACCACCTTCATTAAAAACTACTGCCTTAATAGTATAATATTGTTTATTATCACCTAACTTATCAATAATAGTTTTTCTTGATAGTTTCATAAAATTAGTCATATCAATAATAATATCATGACGTTGTTTTATAGATTCTTGTAATATATTATTAAATGTATCTTCAATTTCAATATTTAATTCAATTATCTTTATAAATCCATTTTTAGTCCATCGTCTTAGATAATACGGAGAATCTTCTGGCAAATCAATCACTTCGCCTAAAT